GACTATTACTTGAGCAGGCGTTAGCCGATAAATGACTAATAGAGATCTAACCAACGGCAGGTGGACTGACCTGCTGACGCAGCTTGCTAGCCTTACACCAGATCAGCTAACTGATACACACCAGCCATGCCCTTTATGTGGTGGTGAAGACCGCTACCGCTTTGATGATCTGAATGGTACCGGCTCCTGGTACTGCAACCAATGCGGTGGCAAGGACCATACCGGCGGCGGCGGTAATGGTATGGATATGCTTATGCGTCGCACGGGTCTTACTTATCCTGAAGCATGCAAACGCATTGAGCAGCATCTAAATATCAAGCCTGAGCCACCAACTAAAGGCGCCGAGCATATCTGGCAGTATGGCCCTGATTTTATTGTCTGCCGCTTTCCAGGTAAGCGACTCCGCCCCCTATGGTGGGATGGCTCGCAGTGGTTATGGAAAGCACCGCCAGCACCGCGCCCGCTATACAACCTCGATGCCTTACAGCAGCGGCCCAATGCACCTGTCCTAATAGTTGAAGGCGAAAAAACAGCAGACGCAGCCGCCAAACTCTTCCCATCAGCTATAGCCATTACTTGGCCCAGTGGTTGCAAAGCATATGCCAAAGCAGACTGGTCGCCCATCAAAGGCCGCCGCTGCACGCTATGGCCAGATGCTGATGCCGTAGGCCGTGACGCAATGGCCAAGCTTGCTATCCACCTGCTAAAAGCTGGTGCCGCTCAGGTGCGTATCATCCAGCCGCCACCTAATGCGCCGGATGGTTGGGATCTAGCCGACGCAGACTGGTCCATCGCAGATGCAGGCGCATATCTCAAAGCCAACCGCTCCCCACCTATTGAACTGCCCGAGCTGGCACCATTGCCAGAACCTGAACTACCAATCGACCCAGATCCTTTACCAGCGCCAGATGCTGATTTCATCTGCCTTGGTTTTGATAATGATGCCTTTTACTACCAGCCGCATAGCACCGGCCAAGTAACACGCCTCAGCCGTTCAGCACATACCGGCACCAACTTATGTGCTATCGCGCCACTTAGATACTGGGAGACGCTATACCCAAGCAAAATGGGCGTCAACTGGACAGCAGCAGCCAGCAGTTTATTTGAAAAGCAATCACAAGCTGGCATCTATAGCCCCGATCGCATTCGTGGTCGTGGTGCATGGTGGGATCAAAAGCAATCCGTCCTACACCTCGGTGATCGTCTTGTAGTCGATGGCATAAACCGTTCCGTATCAGATGGCATTCCCTCCAGCCGATACCTATACCAACGACTTGGCAGCCTTCGCGGCCCAGCTAATGCCAAGCCGCTTACCGATGCTGAATCCTATGTACTAGCTGAGTTGGCTGAACGCTTTCATTGGGAAGTGCCAGCATCTGGCCTTTTAATTGCTGGCTGGGTAGCACTTGCGCCTATATGCGGTGCCCTCGACTGGCGGCCACATATTTGGCTTACCGCAGGTGCTGGTTCCGGTAAATCTGCTGTCCTAGATCGTTATATCAGCCCACTGCTAGGTGATTTATCGCTCCTGGTAGCAGGCAACACCAGTGAAGCTGGTTTACGCCAAACACTACGCGCTGATGCATTGCCCGTCGTATTTGATGAAGCTGAATCAAATGAACGCCTAGATCAGCAACGTATGCAATCCGTTCTTTCCCTAGCACGTGTTGCTAGTACCGAATCCCGCGCTCAAACAATAAAAGGCACCGCTGAAGGTGACGCGCAACGCTACACCATCCGCTCAATGTTCCTTATGAGCAGCATCGCAACTGCCCTTAAGCAAGGTGCTGATAAGTCGCGATTTGCACAGCTCACACTACGTAATCCAAACGAAATGCCAAAAGCTGAACGCATTAAACATTGGGAAGACTTAGAACGTGACCTTGATAAGTACATAACCGAACATATCGGCCAACGTTTACAAGCGCGCACCATATCTCTTATCCCTATAATCCGCCAGTCAATTAAAATATTTAGCCGTGCTGCATCTGAGGCATTTGATAGCCAACGTCTTGGTGATCAATACGGCACACTATTAGCTGGTGCATGGTCTTTACAGTCAAAAGAAGTCGTAACACGTGATCAAGCATGGGCTTTAATTGAACAAAATAACTGGGAACCTTACTCACAAGCAACTGAAATACCAGATGAACAACGATGCCTTCAACATATACTTCAGCATCAAATACGTGTTGAAGCTGATAAAACCGTCACCAGAAGTATTAACGAATTAGTTGATGCCGCTGCTCTTAGAATTGTTGATTCAGATATCACATCCGCAATCGCTCAAGCTGTCCTAGGCCGTAATGGCATCAAATCTGATGATGGCTGCGTGGTCATCAGCAATACCTCAAAGCACATCGCTGCCATCCTCTCAGACACTGCATGGTCCAATTGCTGGCCAACCGTATTGAGCCGCCTACCAGGCGCAATCAAAAATGGTGTAACACGATTTAAAGGCATGTCCGGTACCTCCAGGTCAGTCTCAATCCCGATTTAGCCGTTTTGTGTTACGCCTGTTACAGCACCGTAACGCTGTAACCCCTTGCGCTGCAAGCGTTGTTACGAAAAATGGATTTGTTACGGTTCCCAGGGATATATCCCCCTATATAGAGACAGCAAAACACCTATGAAAAAAGCCTTTTCCTTGTATGTATATGTATCTTAAAAGGTGTAACAACGTAACAAGAGGCTGAGATCGCCCTGCTGGTGGGCGTTTTCGGTGTTACGGTAGGCGTAACACGGCGTAACAAGCGTAACAACCGCAATGTTAAGCAAAGTAGACCTAACCGGCAGCATCGGTTAGCATCAGCCTGTAAACCTAATCACAGCATGGTTATTATTTCTGAACGCAACCGAGCTTGTATCGACCGACTTGACGCATTAATGTCTGAAGCCATGGCGGTAGCTAATGCCATCCGCGACAATGCCCAGGACGAGCAGCAACCCATACCAATCGACCTAGTACTATCCTTCAGCCGCGACTACGATAAAATCATTACCGCCCTATCGGATGCGTCTTAACTACCGCTAACATAAAAGCACTATACGGGTTAACAAATGACTAAACTAATGCGTAAGCATTACAAACTCAACTACGACCTAATCGAAAAGGTTCGTATCCTTGCTGAATTTGGTGGCCCATTAGAACATATCGCAGCCGCTGTTGGCGTTTCTTACGAATCCATCAGGCAATGGCTCCTAAACGCTAAATCCAATAACGCCAGCCAAATGGAAATTGCGCTTTCTGCGGCTATTGACGAAGGCCGTGCTAAAGGTGGTATGCGTCTTACTAATATCATCGCTAAAGCTGCTGATGAAGGCAGCACACGCGATGCACAATGGATGCTCACCCACTCACCGGCATTCCGTAAACACTACAGCGATAATGCAGCCATCTTGCGTGCTAAACAGGAAGGTATTGAATTAGCAGTGCAGGCATTAGCTGAATCTGAACTACCGCCAGAACAAGAACGTAACCTGCTACTACGTATTCAATCGAAGACTGGTGAGCAGTTAGTAGATGTCGAAGATTCTTAAACGCTTAGCTGATATTGAGTTAGACCGCACGTTTAAGGAAGAATTTGATTTAGATGTTGCGCTAGAGCTTATCCAAGCTGATTTGCACCCTGGCCAGCTTGCATTTGTTGATGACACAACAACTCAGATACTTGGCATTAGTGCAGGCTATGGCGCCGGTAAGACACGTGCGTTATGCGCTAAGGCAGTAATGATGGCTGCTGCTAACCAAGGTTTTATCGGTGCTGTTATGGAACCAACAGGGCCATTGATACGCGATATCTGGCAAAATGATTTTGATAACTTTTTAGATCAGTACAATATCCCGCATACGTTTAGAGCTAGCCCATTACCTGAATACACCTTACATTTTGCTGGCGGTGATACAAAAATCCTATGCCGTAGTTTTGAGAACTGGTCACGTATCATCGGCCTTAATTTAGCTTGGGTATTAGCTGATGAGATCGATACTGTTGCGCCTAGTATTGCTAACCGTGCATTTCCTAAGATCTTAGGTCGTTTACGTGCAGGTAATGTAAGGCAATTTGCAGCAGCATCAACACCTGAAGGTTTTAGGTGGATGTGGAATACATTCGGCAGTGATGAAGCAAAAGCTAGACCTGATCGGCACCTTATCAGGATGCGAACTATAGATAACCCACACCTGCCGCCTGATTTTATTAAACGGCTAGAGGCTAACTATGACCCTAGTTTGCTTAGGGCATACCTTGACGGTGAGTTTGTTAACCTAACAACTGGGCAGGTTTATGATAGGTTTAACCGTGAAAAGCATGTATTAACTGAGCTGCCAGATTTTAATGAGGAGGCATTACGTATTGGCGTTGATTTTAACGTAGGTAATATGTCAGCGATTATCGCAGTAAGGCTTAACAATAAGCTGTTAGTGGTGGATGAAGTAAGTAGTGCGCATGATACTGATGCATTAGCGCAGGAGATAGTACGGCGTTACCCAGGCAGGCGGATGTATGCCTACCCAGACGCTAGTGGCGGCAACCGCAGCACTAATGCAACGCAAACCGATATCCAAATATTAGAAAGCTATGGCATGGGCAATCAATCACCACGTGCTAACCCACCAGTACGCGACCGTGTGGCATCAGTGCAGGCATTACTAGAAAATGGCAAAGGGCAGGTTCGGTTACAAGTCGCGGCCAGTTGTAAACGCACCATTGAATGCCTTGAGCTACAATCCTATACCGAGAAAGGTGAACCGGATAAGGATGCAGGATTTGACCACATGAATGATGCGCTGGGCTAT